ATATCGTGTAACGATTTCTGTTTCAACGTTGCTTTCTTCCAACTGGTTTATTCCGTCAATTTCAATCGTTAAAACATCATCGGTTTTGCTTATCAAACCCATAGAAGTCATTGCCTCAATTTCTGACTGTATTTCTTCAACCGGTTTCAATATGTTGTTTGCAAGGTCTTCTACTGTAATTCCTTCATTTGAATAAAGCCACTGCAAAATCATTGCTTGCAAACCTTCTCCAAACTCCATAGGAACTTTTTCATACAGGCTTGCATCCTCACCAAATTTTTCAAAAATGGCGATGTCTTTTTCATCATCCCATCCAAAAGGATTATCGCAACAAGGTTCTTCTTTTGACATCTCCACAGTTGCACTCATTCCGAGTTCGATTCTTGCCTCATCCCTGTCTATGATTCCTTTTTCAAACAATGCAACATAATCAAGGCCAATAGGCGGCTTGTTTTTTGTTTTTAGTTGCACCGGTGTGATGTATTTAAATATGCTTGATAAAACCCTGTCTAAATATCCTTGGCGAGGTTCAATATACGATGTTTGAAAGGCTTCGTATGCCTCAATCAATTCATTACGCCCACCTAATTGCCCTTCTGTTTTAATTCCGAAAAGCATTGGCGATGTAACCCTATGTGCCATTAATATTTCCTCTTGTACTTGCTCATTTAACTGCATAAACATTTTGTCAAAATCACTTGGTGCAAGGTTGTCTACTTTTGACGGTGTTTCATTCGGGTCATTGAATTGTATAATTATAGAACCGGCATTATCTGTGCCAGTGAAATTATCCTTGAAACGCCTTATGGTTTGCCTCGCTTCCTCAGGAGTTGGGATGCCTTTAAACAACTGCAATAGGGTTTGTGCTGAAAAGCCTGATTTTATGCTGTTTAAATGGAAATTTGCAATCTCTGTGTCTATTTCAATGTACTTCAATGCTGATTGATACGGTGCAGTTGGATATTCCCCTTGACCGGCTTTGTACATTTTGCAATAGTAAATCTGTTTAGATTCCCTTGTGTTGGGATTCCATGAATGGTAATAATCAGGTTTGCATTTTCTATCACCCCAATTATCTGCATACATAAAATTGCCATCTAAGGCATAACGAACATTTTGAAAAGGCAAATGGTATATTTCTGCAATACGGGTTTTAGCCTTGTTCCAAATAACTTCTAAAGCGAAACCATCAAACAATTCCAAGTCTTGTGCAACTTTGGTTTTGAGCATATCAAAATCCTCATAACTGTTAATGTTGTTTAGGTATTCATTAGCCCTTGCTACATCTTCTGTATTAGAGCCAATCACTTCGGTTTTATCACCGGCAATGAAAGCCGCTTTTTGCGTTATTATTGCACCGTGTTTAGGTGAAGCATTGAACAAGTCAATCAACATTTGTGGATAAGCATTGTCCGCACCATAAGTCAAGAAGCCTTTTGATTTGTTCTCCTTGAAAATTGGGATTTTGCTTTCCGCAAAGTTTATCCGTATGAAGTTATTTTCCATTCTTTACAAAAGTATTATAATGAAACATCGAAGCCCATGTCCACAACGATGCATATCCTATATTTATAAGTATTTCGGGAATTGGTGGGTATTGAGCCGTTAAGACGTTATACAACGCCCCTAATGCGGGAATAGCCAATCCTACTCTTAGCATTGCTTGTTCAATCAAGTTTAGTTTAGCCAATGCCTTAACATCACGCCCAAATACGAAGATATAAAACAACGTCGCATTTACACATATTAAAAGATTCGCTAATTCGTTAATTATCTGCATCTATTTTTTCTTTAAAGAAACGTTTTGCCACCGCCTCAACTCCTTTTAAACCAAGAAAGCCAAGAATAAAAGCAACACCATTTTGATAGTTTGTTTCGGATATTGACAATGCCGAACATACAACGGGTGTTATGTAGTTAGCACTTGCCACTCCCGTGATGATAGCGAAGAATGTTTGCTTTATGTTTTGAGCAGACCCCTTGCCAAGCAACAACAACGAGCCAAATAAACCCGCTATTGATTGCATTATATTAATTCCAATTTCGTCTAAAAAGGTTTTCATATCTCTTCACTTGGTTCGGGGAAATACTCAGGATGCAACTCTTTGCACTTTTCAGTCCATTCAGCGATTGCCCTTGAACTTCCAAACGTATGAACGCCCATAGGTGGACACCACACCATTTTGTTATCCCAAGAACTTATCGCATCACCTTGCCACAATACATCAACGTGGTATTTACTTGAAAGAACGGGTTCGGTTATGACCTCGCCTTCTGAATCGTATGTGCCTTCGGTTAAAACTATATTACCCAATCGCACGATGCTATGAGGATGGCTTGGGTTGCCTTCCTCGTCAACGCCTAATCCATCGATAAAGGTGTTGGCTTCTGTTTCGTTTTTAAATTCGTATTTTCTGAACATTATAAAGTTGTTAGGTCTGCTAATTCGTCGTTGGTTAGTTTATTTGGGAATAGCAGTATTTGATGAATAATAAGTCCCGCACTATTTGAGGTGCTATTAGCAAAGCCGTTTATGTTACCGCCACCCACAGGCGTACCACTTGATAATGACTTGGCTACACCATTGGCATATACATCTACATCCGAGCCACTATAAGACACCGCTATTTTGTTTCTTGTTTGCTTGACAGCAATACCTGTCCATTGTGCCGAAGTGCTGTTAGAATCTCTCTCAAGTATGTCTATCGTCGTTCCTGTGTTTGCTCTAAACAAATACCCATCTGCAATAGACTTAGCCTCGCCAAACATGTGAAAGTCGTTAGAGCCTGTACTTGTGCCGATAGTTTCGCAGTCTAAGATTATCGTGCCAACATTCGCACCTAATACACCTTGCGATTGATAATCGTAAGGAGATGTTTCTAAGGCATCAGACGACCTCGTTACACTACTTCCATAGGTAGGTATGTAGGATGTGGGGTAACTTCCCTCTTCAAGCATTGCTCCGTAGATGTAAACATACTTACCATTTGCTTCGGCTGCGTTATCCCAATTTTCAGTTAGAGATTTTCTTATATATAGATTTGCAGAACCATTTAAATCAGTAGCACCGATTGATTTAATACAAGTACATCTATACCAGCCGTTTCCGTAATCTTCAATGCTTCCGTTTGCTACATCGTCTATTGTTCCATTTAATAAATCAAAATTAGCAGCACCACCGCCATCATATCCTAATAAAGATACTTCTATAAAGTTTGCATTTCCTGCTTTAGCAAAGAAGCTAAAAGAGTAATCTCCTGCACTTGCAAAATTTTGGAAGTCATAAAGTCTTATAAATGAAGCCGCACCATCTCCTTCAATTTTTGTAGCATTTTGTACACCTTCTGGAGATGTAGTATCGTTTTCGGTAAGTACTGCGCCAGTTGTTCCTTGCCAAGTAGATGAACTAAAATATTCACTATCTAAAATCAAATTACTCCTCTGAGGCTCTAACAACAAACTTGGACAAGTAGCCCCACCCGAATAGTCAAGGCGTGGCATATCTTCTAATATACCTGCTTGTGCGGTTGTTGCTCCCGTTTCAATGTAAGGCGTACTAACTAAACCTGCCTCAAGTTGGGCGTGTTGGATGTAGATGTTTCCGCTTGATTGCACGGGGTTGTTATTTGCAGTTGCAGGATATATTCTTAATTCAGTGAATGAACCACTAAAAAAAGAAGAGCATCTATACCATCCGTTTCCAACATCTTCAATTTTTGAAACTCCACCTCCTACTGAACCAAGTGTTCCGTTTTGCAAATCAAAATATATAGTTGGACCTGTACCTCCCGCAAAAGTGAATCTAATCCAATTAAGAGTACCCGCTTTTGCATAAACGCTAAATGTTTGCGCTCCACTATTACTAATAGTTTGTCTTAAAGTTTGAAAACCAGTCGCTCCTGTAATATCTAAAAGCCAAGCATCACTTGAGCCATCATAACCACTCTGTCCGCTTGTTACACTTGTATCGTATGTTCCCCAAGTAGTATCGAACTGGTTACTTTGTAACAACAGATTCTCCCTTCCCT